AGATGAAAAAGGATAGGCCAATATGGAAACAGGGTGATGGCTGGGTACAATACGAACCGCCTAGACATCACCCTTGTTACGAAGAATGGGTAAAGAGAAAGGAAAAAGAGAATGAAAGAAAAGATGATTAGCGTTTTGAAAAATCATGCACAGGCAAATGTGCATTTACACATGATGAATATTGAGGCATACTTCAAAAACCCTGCGGGTATTGGAGAACACTCTGACATCATGGAAGCTGTACAGGCTGAACTAGATAAAATGGCTGTGCATGAAGACCGTCTCGCAATTCTAAACAATTGGCCTGAAGGAGAATAAGATGACTGACAACGTAGTAAAACTTGAGCCTAATAAACAAGACCGCAAGAAGTTTGACATTGACCTCTCGTATGGAAAGGTGCGAGAGAAGATGGTGGCTGAAATGCTGCAGGACAAAAAGATTGAAGTGAAGTCAGAGCGTGATGTGTGGATGCGCACAGGCAACATTGCCATTGAGTACGAGTGCTATGGCAAGCCTAGTGGCATAAATGCAACAGAGTCAGACTACTGGTTCCACAATCTTTGTGTAGGTGACGAGGTGTTTGCTACACTTGTGTTTGATGTGAACAGTCTCAAGCGCATCATCGACAACCTTGACTATAAGAAGACAGTATCTGGCGGTGACAACAATGCGTCTCGCATGTATCTGCTGAATCTGCAGAAGCTGTTTTCATCTGACGTAATTAAATCATTTAAGGAGAGTGGCAATGAATGAGGTATTAGCACAACACTTTCAAGATGGGTTTGATGCCTTCAGCGAGGTGGATGAAGTCAGGCGTAGGAAGCGTGGTATCATCTATCACCAGAAAGCAAACCCGTTGAAGGCCAATGGCAAGTATACACACTCTGCACATCGTGAGTGGCAGCGTGGGTGGAACGCTGCATACTTTAAGAATTTGGAGAAACAGAATGGACTTGGAGCAAGAAGCTAAAACTTGGATGAAGGAGAAATACATGTACGGGATAACCGGCACAGCATATCAAATAGCAGCGTGTGACACTGCAATCTTCCCAAAGAACAAGGCTATGGAGTATCTTACTCTTGGCCTTACGGGAGAGGCGGGTGAGATAGCAAACAAGGTCAAGAAGTTTATACGCGACGGCGCACCACCGGATGAATACGAAGCCAAGAAGATACAGATTGCATACGAGATTGGGGATGTGATGTGGTATTGTGCTGTCCTTGCTGAAGAACTTGGCATGGACCTTGGACACATCATGGAGAGGAACTTGGAGAAACTAGCTGACAGGAAGAAGCGTGGCACTCTGGCAGGGTCAGGTGATAACAGGTGACGGAAGGAAAAAAGCTATGGAAGAGAGTAAGTAGGATGGACCTAGGAAACCCTGTGATAACAGCTTTAGTAGGTTTAATTATATTCTACGTAGGCTTGAAGACGTTCTCTGGTGGCATGAAATCTATGGGCAACATAGAACATCTTTCATGGTTCTTAGGCAGCCCGTTGTACATGTTTGCAGGTGGTATCATAATGACACTGCTGTGGCAATCGTCTAGCCTGTCTACTACAGCCATCATTGCATTGGTTGCCTCTGGTGCCTTGCCTTTACCAGCAGCTATTGCTGCAGTGTTAGGCGCAAACATAGGCACAACAGGAACAATCTGGCTGGCAGGTTTGTTTGTGTCAGATGGTATGCCTAAAGGAGATACATTGCGTATTGCAATGGCACACACGGGTGTGAACTTGTTTATGGCAGCTACCTTGTTACCGTTTGTGTCACACATAGCACGATGGCTAGGTAGGTTCTAAAATGAGAAAGGGGGCCAAAAGCCCCCTTTTTTATTGTCTGCTTTGATAGTATGCAGATATACCATCTGGTCCCATGTTTGCGCCTGACTTACCCATAAGATAGAGCAAGTCGTAGTCAATTAGTCCACGTTCATCTAGCGACTGCAGCCTTTTGTCCTGCTGTTTGCGCTTCTCATACTGCTCCATGCCAAACTTTTTTGCATAATCTGGCAGTTCTTTATATTCTTTCTTTGAGAATGTAGAACCCTCTGGTCCTTTCACAGATGCAGCATAATTCTTTGCTTGTGCGTATATTGTGTCTCTAAAGTCAGTAATTTTCCTTACGAGATATGCACGACGCAAATCAGCATTGTCCATACTTTTGTAGGCGTTACTTCTAATGACTCGCCCAATGTGTTCTTCTATATACGGACCCATAAATTTCCTGATATAATTATCTGCTTCTGCAACTTTTGTTTTACGATAGATTAAAGAGTTTGTAATCTTCAAATCGTTTAGTTCTTTTTGAACAGCCGTGTCTTTTTCGCTACGCAGAATACCAAACATTTGGCGTGTAATGGGAGTTACCCTACGAATAGGTGCCTCTTTTGTTGGGCTTTCGTATTGACGTGCTTCATCAAATCCAAACTTTTCTTGCAGCATGTCTTCAATTTGATAGTTACCCGGTACACGCGCTAGAATTTTACGTAACATAAACAAATTAAAGTTGTCCGTATCCGTTTCTCTGGCAATACGTGCCTCATCCGGTGCAAGCAACGAGTTATATATGTCCTGTGAAGCGGTGAGAGGAATGCCATAAGTTGTTACAATGTTACCGAAGAACTCTCTTGGAAACTCAACTGCTGTGGTAAAATCACCCTGCAAAACATCATTGACAATTGCTTCTAAGCCATAAAGTCCAAATCCAGCACGAAATTGGGTTCCTGTCAGTGCTTGCACCATAGAAGTTAAATCACCTCTACTAAATGCAACACGAGGTTTATGCGGTTCCTCTATCCCAAGAAATTTTTGTGTTGATTCACTTTGTGTAATAAACCTTGCAGCAATGTCGCCGAAAAACAGGAATGGTGCAGCGGGAAAGAAGGGCCGCGCATCAAACTTCGTTCCATCTGCTAGTTTCATTTCGTACCAGCGTGTGCCTTCTCCATATTCAAGACGATAGGCAGTAGCTGCCATATACATTCCCGTGCCAATCATGGCTTTAGAAAAATCTTCGTAGTTTCTTGCTTCTTTACCAAAAGATTTTAATCCACCCTGAAGCATATACAGAGGTGAATACTCATAGGTAAACCTCATAGCATTTGCAATAAATCTTGGGAACGGCACGAAAGATGACACCAAGAATGGATAACGATGCACACCATCAATAAACGCACGAGATATAGGATTATTTGCGTCTCTCTGATAGGTAAAGTACAAGGCTCTTTCTACAGCATCGTCAAGAAATTTCTTACCTTCTTCAGTAGCACCAAACACCTCATTAAATTTACCGCTACGCATAATTTCTTTAAGGTCATAGTCGGCATCATTTACTGCTTTGCCACCCTTTACCGCTTGCACTTTCATGTCATTTAGTGCGCGTTTTAGTTCTCCAATAAACGCAGCACGTTTGAACATGTTGTCAGACAGAGTATTGAGGCCGTTTATTTGACGAGAAAACTTACGCAGGGCAGTCATCTCTGTAGGTGCTTGTCCTGTAGCCGGGTCCATGTCACGCAACGCGCTGAACATCTTTGTGGCTTTGTCTTGAAATCCGTTATACAAAAACTCCTCTGCAAGCACTGCTTCTTTTTTGTTGGCCAAACCGTATGTAATTGCAAAAACGTCGTCAAGCGCACCTTTTACGCCTACTGTCTCTCTGTACGCCTTGCTAGTGGCAAGCCTCGTTCCGTTGTCTAGGGCTTTTGTGAGAACATCCATGCCAACGCGGATATTACCAGACGCCACGTTACGAATTGTCGTAGCTGTTTGTGACACCATCAACGCCAGACGAAGCGAATCTGACTCTTTTAAACCATCATATGTTTTACGTGCCAGCTTTTCCAGCGTACTCTTTGGAACTATATCTGCTTTGCCGCCCTCAAGTTCAGACACACCATAGATAAAACCACGTCCGTCTTCTGCATCAACAGCATCATTAATTTTTTTGAATGTTTCTTTAACCCTTTTATCCACGACAAAAATATTATCGTT